ATAAAGTTTGATGCAACAGAATTTATACCATTACCAAATGATTGGTCATCTACTACTAATGCTAATATAGCAAATGTGCGAGATAATGGAAATTCAGATATCAATAATAATCAGATTAAAACGATTTATGTAGATAAAAAGGGATCAGGTTATGGAAATGCTGGTGCTGGAGGAAGAGAATATAATATTGTTGGAGATGGATCTGGTGGAAAAGTTGTTGTAGAGGTAGGACAAGACACTAAAATTAGTGATGTTAAAGTATCAGTTGGTGGTAAAGGATACACCTATGGTCTTGTTGATTTAACAGATATTCAACCATCTACCCCTAATGCAGAATTGATTCCAATTATCCCACCATCAAAAGGTCATGGATCTGATATTTACAAAGAATTGGGTGCAGATAGAGTTTTAGTTTATGCAAGATTTGACGACTCTACTAAAGATTTTCCAATCGATACTAAATTTGCACAGATAGGAATTGTTAAAAATCCAACATCAATTGGATCTACACAAATTTACAATCAATCTCAATATTCTTCCGTTTCTTCTCTATATTTAAATACATTTCCTGATACTGGAGTTAATATAGGTGATTTATTAACACAGAATGTAAAAGATGCTGCTGGTAGTACAATTGGTCAAGCAAGAGGATATGTAGTTTCTTTTGATATAATATCAAGTGATACTAATACTAGAACAGCTGTTTTAAAATACTATAGAGATAGATCATTATTGTTTGATACTTCAACAGGTGATCAAAGTGATACCACGGGTATTGATAAAGTAGCTGGTAGTAATGGTCAAGTTTATGATTTTACTGCAAGTGGACAACCTATTAGTGGAACTGATGGATCATCAGCACTCACTTTTTCAATAAATTCTGGTTTTAGTGGTATAACCACTAATCCAACAGGGACTAAGGTTATTGATCTTGGTGTTGAGTTTAAAAATGGGTTATCTCAATCTGAGATAAATAATCAGTCGGGTGATATTATCTACTTGGATAATAGACAATTAATTACTAGAGATAGTAGACAAAAAGAAGACATCAAAGTTATACTGGAATTCTAAAACATGTCACAAAAAACTAATTTAAATATAAGTCCTTATTATGACGATTTCAATAAGGACAATAATTTTTATAAAGTATTGTTTAGGCCAGGTAGACCTGTTCAAGCTAGAGAATTATCAACTCTTCAATCAATACTTCAAAATCAAGTAGAGTCTTTTGGGTCACATGTATTCAAAGAAGGATCTATGGTTCTTCCTGGTGGTGTTTTCTTTGATGATTCATATTTTTCAGTAAAGGTAGAATCTGATCATCTTGGTCTTCCAATATCTCTTTATACTACTAATCTAAAAGGTAAAAAATTAAAAGGACAAAATTCTGGAGTAGAAATTCTAGTTAATGATGTTAAATTCCCAACAGATTCTACAGATATTACAGATCCAACATTCTTTATAAAATATCTTACAGGAAATACAGATAATGAAATATCCAATTTAGAGGATGGTGAACCTCTAATTGCGTTAGAAAATATAACTTATGGTAATACAACTATATCTACTGGGGAGAGCGTTGCTTCATTGATACCCTCAAACGCTTCTGCGGTGGGTAGTGCAGTAAAAATGAATGCTGGTGTATATTTTATTAGAGGGGCGTTTGTGGACGTTTCTGCGGATACTATAGTATTGGATCCATATTCAAATCAACCATCATATAGAGTTGGTTTGAATGTATTAGAATCCATTATTACCGCAAAAGATGATTCATCTTTATATGATAATGCAAAGGGATTCTCTAACTTTGCAGCACCTGGTGCTGATAGGTTTAAAATAACTACAACTTTAGCAAAGAAAGGTTTAACTGATACAAGTGATGTTAATTTTGTTGAATTAATTAAATTAAGAGAAGGAGAACTTAAAAAGTTACAGGATTTTTCTGTATATAATGAATTAGAAAAATATTTGGCTGCTAGAACATTTGAAGAATCTGGAAACTATTCCTTAGATAATTTTAAAATTAATCTATCAGAATCTTTAGATAATGGTCTTTCAAATGGTGGAATCTTTAAATCTAATCAAGTTACTGAAGATGGTAATACTCCATCAGATGATTTAGCTTGCGTTGAAATAAGTGCAGGTAAAGCATATGTAAAAGGTTTTCGTATTAATGAACCTGGAACTTCAATCATAGATTTTGATAAACCAAGAGATACTGACGGTGTAAATACTGCTTTGGTTCCTTTTGATATGGGAACTTTAATTCGTGTTGATAATGTATCAGGAACACCTGTTATAGGTACGAATATTGAAACAAATACAGTTTCTCTTTATAGTAGAAGAAAAACTGCATCTACAGCAGATGCACCACCTACAGGTGGATATGAGATAGGAAAGGCAAGAGTATATTCATTTGGATTAAGAAATACACCATATGTTGATAATGCTAGTCAATGGAACTTGCATTTATTTGATGTTCAGACATATACATATCTAACATTAAATACTGCATTAACTGCAGACATTACTTCTTTTGTTAGGGGTGCTAGTAGTGGTGCAACAGGATTTATTAATGCTACAGTTTCTGCAAAAACTGAAATAATTTTATCACAAACTTCTGGATCATTTATTCCTGGTGAAAAAATAATTATTAATGAATTAGAAGAATCAACCAGAACTATATCATCAGTAAGACAGTATACTTTTGAAGATGTAAAATCTGTATATCAAAATACAAATGGAATGTTTAATGGAATAAGTGGTTTTATTGATTTTAGTGCTGATACTGTACTTGAAACTACTAGAATATCATCATTAGCATCTAATAATAATACAATTATTACAACTTCAGGAGTTACTGGTGGTTTATCAACTGGAACAATAGTATCACCAGGAAATGCATTTACTGGTATAAAAACAGATTCAATTGTTCAGTATCAGGTTGCAGGTAGAAATGATATAACATTTACTAGAGTCTCTGATATTAGTTCAGATTTAAAGACTTTAAATGTTGTTGGTGTTACGACTGTTTCTGGTGTAAATGAAGGTGAACTTGGAACTGGGGGAACTGGTATCTCTACATCAATTTCAATATCTTTAGCATCTCCAGTTGTTGTAGATAAAGAAAATACTGGATTGTATGCCAAGTTAGATCGTAGTAATGTATCTGAAGTTAATTTAGCAAATTCTACATTATCAGTTTCTGCTCAATCTGCTATGTTTACATTGTCTGCTAATTCTACTACACAGGCAGTTCCTTCTGGAATAACTAGTGCATTCTATAGTAATTTTGATACACAAAAGTATTCATTGATTTATAGTGATGGAAGTGTAGAACCATTAACAAGAGATCAGTTTAAATTAGTAGATGCTAGTTCAAAGGTTCAGTTTAGTGGATTATCAAAAACTAATCCTACAAAAGCTGTTCTTAATGTAACTGTAGAAAAACAAGCAATTACAAATAAAACTAAAGAATACATAAGAAGCAATCAAATAGTTATTAATAAAACTAGTGCAGGTGTATCAACCTCAACAAATGGTTTGACTAAAAATAATTTCTATGGATTAAGAATAGAAGATAGAGAAATATCATTAAATGTTCCAGATGTTGCAAATGTAATTTCAATATTAGAATCTAAGGATAGTATTGATCCAACTCTTGATAAGATAACAACCATATCGGGACTATCTTTAAATACAAATTCTGTTGTTGGTGAAAAAATTATTGGTGCTGAAAGTGGAGCAGTTGCTCAGATAGTTAATAGAGTAGATGATGCAAATGTTGAAGTTGTTTATTTTACAAATGTTCAATTTGTTTTAGGTGAATTAATAAGATTTCAAGAATCAAATATTGAAACTACTGTTCAAGCAATAACACTTGGAAATAATGTGAATATTACCGAGAGATATTCTCTAGATAAAGGACAAAGAGAACAGTTCTACGATTATTCTAGAATAGTTAGAAAGAGAAATGCTACTCCTCCCTCTAGGAGAGTTTTAGTAGTATATGATTCATATAAAGTTCCTACTACAGATTCTGGTGATATATTTACTGTAAATTCTTATGATAAAGATAGATTTAGTAATGATATACCACTATTAGCTAACAATGTAAGAGCAACAGATGTTCTTGATTTTAGACCAAGAGTTAGTGAATATATTGGTGTTTCTTCTTCACCATTTGCCTTTACTTCAAGAGATTTTTCTGGTTCTGGGTCAACATCTTCTCTTGTAGTTTCTCCAGAGGGGGATTCTACATTAGGATATAATTATTATTTACCAAGAATTGATAAATTAGTTTTATCGGCTGGAAAAGATTATGAAGGTGATTTTGCAGTAATTAAGGGAGTATCATCTCTCACACCAAGAGCACCAGCATTGAATGATGGTGCAATGCATCTTGCAACTATTGAACTTCCAGCATATCTCTATAATGCAAATGAAGCAAAGATTACTCTAATTGATAATAAGAGATATACCATGAGAGATATTGGTAGATTGGAAGATAGAATAGAAAATTTAGAGGTAATTACAAGTTTAAGTTTGCTTGAATTAGATACTAAAACTTTACAAGTTAAAGATATAACTGGTGATAGGTTTAAATCTGGATTCTTTGTAGATGACTTTAAAGACAATCAACGTCTTGATTTACAAAATCAAGATAATACTGTTAATGTTGATGTAATCAATCAAGAAATGGTTGTTCCCATTAATTTATATTCTGTAAAACCACAATTAGGTGTAGATGATACTGTCACTTTACTTTCTGCTGATTTTTCTCAAAATTTACCCTTATTAGATTCTAATGTTCAAAAAACTGGAGATCTAATTACTTTAGCATACAGTGAAGTAGAGTCTGATATTGGTAATCCTCAGGCAAGTAGAGTTGAAAATGTTAACCCATATGAAGTTGTTGTTCGTATTGGTCAGGTATTGTTGAATCCTTCACAAGATAACTGGACAAGAGATGTAGAAATTGATGGTGGAACATTTACTCGTGTTGGAGACAATGCAGGAACAGTAGTTGATAGAGTACAAACTGGATCAGTTCCAATAGAATTTATTAGATCGAGGAATGTTGGATTCTCTGCATACTCATTAACACCTGGTGTTAGGCATTATTCATTCTTTGAAGGAAGGAGTGGTATTGATATAATTCCAAAATTAATTGAAATTGCTATGGTTTCTGGAACATTTAGTATTGGTGAAACTATAACAGGTTCAATAGGACAAGGTGAACAACTAGTTTCATTTAGAACTGCTCAACCAAATCATAAAACAGGAACATATACTGCACCTACTTCAGTATTTCCAAGTAACCCATATGACACCTCATTAACATTAGGAACTGCTTATAGTGAATCTTCTACAGTTTTAAATGTAGATATTGCATCTTTAACAGAAGATGCTCAAGGTTCTTTCTTTGGTAGAGTTGCAACTGGAATGAGACTTGTTGGTGGAACTAGTGGTGCTATCGCAACAATATCAAATGTAAGATTAATACCAGATTCACATGGAGCTTTATATGGATCATTCTTCTTTAGAGACCCAACAGTTTCTCCACCACCACCTTTAAGATTTAATAATGGAACAACCACATTTAGATTAACTTCAGATGTAAATAATGCTACTGCA